AATGGACGGGCGCCAAATCACGCAAACGCGCCGCCATGATCGCCAGCGAATTAGGTTTGCTGCGCTGATATAGTCGGTCAACATTTCTCGCAACTGGGCGGCCTTCGGGTCGCCCTTTTTTTATGCCGGGCCAGGTCGGGTCGGGTCGGGTCGGGTCGGACCTAGCTCATGCCAAGCGCGGCGCCTGGTATAGTAGTACTAGGATAGCATTGCCTGGCGCCGGCTCGAGCCCCGGCTCTGGCTCTGGCTCTGGCTCTGGCTCTGGCTCTGGCTCTGGCTCCGGCTCTGCAAGGCCTAAAATTAATTTGAATTAAATGCATTTTATGGGTTGCGCTATCATGGTAATTGGTGGTACAACAGTTCTGTTGTAACGAAAACAACGAACAACAATAGAAAGCGAGAAAGACATGGAAGATCAGAAACTAGTAAATGACTACGTTCGCGAGAAAAAGAAGCTTGCTAGAATTGAGTCAAAACTTAAATCTGAAAACAAAACCCTGTATTTGGAATTAGAGACACAAGAAAAGCTGATAAAGAAGCTGAAAGCGTCCGCCAAGAAAATGCTTCTGAAATCCAATAGCAAGCGCATTGAAAGTAAAACGCATTGGCTAACGCTGGAGACCGTGCCAATTTCAGCGCATGCCCGAAACACGATCTATATAGATAAAGCTTAGTTCAATGGGCGGAGCATAACGCTCCGCCCATCAACCCAGAAAGAAAGAATTGATATGAACAACCTTATGCTCAACGGCCTGCAAGATATGTTGAACCAGTTAGAGACTGGCAAACTGTCACCAGCTCAGGAACGCAACACCATAGAACGCGAAGCATTAAAACATAAGCAAAGCATTGCCGAATTGGTGGAAGAAAACGCGGAATTAAAACGCAGGCTATGGGAATATGAGAACTGCTATCGGTCGGGCAAGCTTCCCATGTCGGGCTAGGTACTTAGGCCACAGGTCGATTGACCTGTGGCCACCCACCCACCTAGCGTCGGGCTGGCGCCGCCGCCCCTCCTCGGGGAGCGAGGGGTGAGATAGGGTTTTAAATCTATAATACCTCCTAATTATCATTGGACCCTGAACAGTGCTTCAGGCTGAGACCCCCCCACTTCTGTTTTGAAACAATATCGGCTACAATTTTTTGCATATTTAATTTCATTTGGGTTTCTTGGAGACGGCTTAATGCTCAATGCTTCTGATGAGGTTATGCGTGAGATTCTTGCTTTAGAGCAGGCGAAGAAGACGCTTTCTGTTCGAGAGTTGGCTCGCGAGGACTTTATGGTGTTTGCGAAGCATGTGTATGAGGGCTTTATTGAGGGTTCACATCACAAGCAGGTGGCCAAGAAGTTTGAGAAGTTGGCCAAGACCCCTGGTTCACGGATCATTGTCAATATGCCGCCTCGTCATACCAAGAGCGAGTTTGCGAGTTATTTGTTACCGGCTTGGTTGATAGGCAAGAATCCTAAGTTGAAGATCATTCAGACGACGCATACGGCTGAGTTGGCTGTACGGTTTGGACGTAAGGTGAGGAACCTTATGGAGTTGGATATTTACAAGGAGATTTTCCCTGAGGTTGATTTGAAGGCTGATTCCAAGGCTGCTGGACGTTGGGAGACGGGCCAGGGAGGGGAGTATTACGCTGCTGGTGTTGGTGGCGCGATTACTGGTCGTGGTGCGGATTTGTTGATTATTGATGATCCTCATTCGGAGCAGGATGCGTTATCCGAGAATGCGATGGAGAATGCGTATGAGTGGTATACGTCTGGTCCTCGTCAGCGGTTACAGCCGGGTGGTTCGATAGTTATTGTTATGACTCGTTGGTCATTGAAGGATCTTACTGGAAAGTTGTTGAAGGCTCAGAGTTCGGATGTGATGTCTGATCAGTGGGATTTGATAGAGTTCCCGGCGATATTGCCGAGTGGTAATTTGTTATGGCCACAGTTTTGGAAGAAGGAGGAGTTGTTACGGGTCAAGGCTGCGTTGTCCTTGGGCAAGTGGAATGCACAGTGGCAGCAGAATCCGGTTGCTGAAGAGGGTGCAATTATTAAGAAGGAGTGGTGGAACGTTTGGGAGAAGGAGGAGATTCCACGGCTTAGTTATGTGATGCAGTCTTATGACACGGCGTTTAGTAAGAAGGAGACGGCGGATTACTCGGCAATAACGACTTGGGGTGTGTTTGTTCCCAAGGAGGGTGGTCCGGACAACATTATATTGCTGGATGCGAAGCGTGGCCGGTGGGATTTCCCTGAATTGAAGGCTCAGGCTTTTGAGGAGTATAATTACTGGGAGCCGGACATGGTGTTGATCGAGGCGAAGGCTAGCGGAACACCGCTCACGGACGAGTTACGAACGATGGGTATACCCGTTGTGAATTATACACCGTCCAGGGGCAATGATAAGCACACCCGGATGCATATGGTGGCGCCGATGTTTGAGTCTGGCAGGGTGTGGGCTCCTGAGAAGAGGTTTTCAGAAGAGGTGATTGACGAGTGCGCGGCGTTCCCTCATGGGGACTATGATGATTACTGTGACAGCATGTCGATGGCACTTATTAGATACCGTAAAGGCGGCTTTGTTCGTCTTGACACTGACGATGAAGACGAAGAATCTAACTTACTTCTTCATTCAAGAAGCTACTATTAGGAGAGTTCCATGGATTGGATCGTTAGTCGTATGAAAGAGCCCTCTAGTTACGCTGCCCTTGGCGGTATCGTAATGGGTATTGGTGTTATTGTCTCGCAGCCGATCATCGTTGCCGTAGGCATTGTGGGCGGCGTTGTTGGTTTCCTGCTGAAGGAAAAAGGCGTAATCTAACCCAAATGGTTACGCAAGCGGCGCTGACTTCGTGCGCGCTAGTTGCGGTATTTTTTGTTTTTGCTACAGCGGCGCACGCCACTGACACGGTAACTTCGGCTACCGTGAGCAGCAGTTCAACTGTGGTTGATAAGGCTCCGCCCACTGCCAGTAGCCCGTCTATCGTTGTGAACAATAGCGACATCTGCCAAGTCGGCAGCAGCGGCGCAGTCCAGACAAGTTTGTTTGGTCTTAGCGGCGGTACGACCACACGCGATCTCAACTGTGAGCGCATTAAGTTATCTAGGGCTGTCTACGGCATGGGCCTGAAGGTTGCTGGGATTTCCCTGCTGTGTCAGGAGGTCCGGGTGTTTGATGCGCTTTGGATGGCGGGTACGCCCTGCCCCTATCTGGGCAGCATTGGAAACGAGGCTCGAGAAAAGTGGATAGAGAACCCCAAGAAATCTCCACATGGCGCAATTCTTAGAGAGTATGTTGTAGAGCTAGCTGAGAAAAAAGCCGAGGAAGAGGCCGAAGCTAAGAGGCAGGGTCGCGCTGTCTTGCAGCCAGCCGATGAGTTCTTCGTTAATGATCAAGATTATTTCGGTTCCGACTGATGCGTTGGCTGTTAGCACTGGTCCTCCTTGTATCCCCCGCAATGGCCGAGGAAGTGACGACGGCAAATGTGACGCCGGATATGTCTGCGTTTATAGCGAGCGGCAGCACGCAAACTGGATCAGGTTGTTCGGCGGGGCAGTTCTGTACGGGTAACGCTAGCAACGGCGGCGGAACATATACGTCCAGCTTTGACGTTCCACTGACCGAGGCCGAGGTGCAGCGGGGATTTACTGTTAATCAATTCGTAGATGTTACAAGCCACCCGTCGAACGCCACGCGGACTACTTGTGGCAGCATCACTCAAGTAGGAGATTGCCGAGACATATTCAGTATGACGGTTGCGTTGTTTAATACCGCGAACGCTGTAGTCGAGAAGTTTGAGCGCGAAATCGAGTTAGACTTTGGCGGTAACCGAACATTTTCTTTCACCGACGTAATTTTACCCAACACCTTTAGCATATTGACGGGGGAGTTCCAGCTATTCGGAATAGATGCCGGGTTTCACTCTGGAGCTTTCGGTCCCCAATTCTCAACACCCGGCGTTACGTTTACATATCAGGATATAGTTGAACAGCAGGTTCTGGAGCAGATCGCGCAACTTGATACTCAGATTGCGTTTACTCCACCACCACCAGAGATAGCAGCAGCTCCCCCGCCACCACCTGTTGCCCCACAACCTGTTCAAACTGTTGTCGCTGCGTATGTTGAACCAGCAGCGCCAGCACCTCCGCCCGTAGTTGCACAAATTCAGACAACGCAGCCAGAGCCGCAGGAACAGCAGCAAGAAGCGCAGGTAGAAGCAGCCATCGAAATGGAAATGCAGACGCAGCCCGAACCTCAAGCCGAGCAGCAGCCCGAACCTCAAGCTGAACCCGAACAACAGCAGGAACAGCAACCAGAACCCCAAGAGCAAGCCGAAGCCGAGCCAGAGGCTGAACCCGAACCAGAACAACAGGCAGAAGCGGAACCTGAGCCGGAACAACAGGCAGAACCGCAGGAGGCTGTTGAAGCTGAACCTGAGCCTGAGCCCGAACCCGAGCAACAGCAAGCAGAAGCAGAACCCGAGCCTCAGACAAAACAGGAAAAACAGAAGGCCGCAGCCGAGAGGGTTGTTAAGAAGATCGCGCCATCACAGCGGTACAGCGCAGCTAGTCAGGCAACGACGATGGTCGTGATGAATATGCTGGCGGGAAAGATCGCGACGGATGTGACGATGGTAGACACCCAAGGCTTCTTCCCGGCAACCGGAATGACGGACAACCGAAGTATAAGCAATCCGTTGCAAGATTACACCATGTTTGGTGGCTCAAATGCCACACATGACCGGCTCATGCAATCAGAATGGAACCGATAATGGATTTTGTATTGGAGTATTGGTCACAGATTTTTGTTGTTCTGGGCGCTTTTGCAGCCGCCGTGAAGATGAACTCTGTCGTCCACATCCTTCGGCGTGATCTCGATATTTTAGCTACGGACATCAAGCGCCGAGACACCTATGTCGAGACGGTTAAAATACGCGCCGAGGTTGATCAAATAAACAAGAACATCTCCTCCCTATGGGACCAGATGAACAAATTGAAAGAAAAGTAATGGCTGAGATAGAAGTTGGCGGAATCAAGTTTAAGGGCGGCAAAATTGTGGTTGTGCTAACGGCTCTGTCTACAGCAGGCGGTGCGTTGTGGGGCGGCTTTGAGTTCTGGAAAGACTACGAAGACATGAAGGCAAAGATATCTAGCTACAGCGCCCCCGACCTGTCCGGCATTCGTCAGGAGTTGGCGGTGCAAAACGAGACGGTTGATGCCGTTACCACAGAGATGGCAAGTGTCCGGTTGCGCGTGGCAGAAATACAACAGCTATCCCGAGACCTGCGCGAGGATGTTCGCAGCGACAGCGCTAAACTGTACGAGGCTATCAGCGCTGTAGATCGCCGGTCGCGAGATGCTGATGCGGATACACGCGCTGCAATGCGCCAAGCTGAGAAGACGCTACGCGACATTAGCTCGTCTGCATCAGAGAGGTTCGACAGCAAGATAAACAGCGTCGATGCCAAGCTCGATGCCCTAGAGGCTCGGTTAAACAAGACGCTACAGCGCGCCCTTGACAACCCATTGCTAAAATAAGGAACGTAGTATGGCACAGAAGAAACTACAGAAAGACTCAAAGCACAACGACCTTGATCTCGACGGCGACGGCGTTGTTAGTGATTCGGAATTAGCGGCGGTGGAGGCTTTGGAAAAACACGAGAAGGCAGACGCGCAGCGTCGTATGGCGTGGGTAGCCATGCTGTCTATGATCTTCTTTACACTTGCAGTCTTTCTTCCAATCTTCCCAGATGGTAGGATTAAAGCGTTATCTGACTTGTTCGGCTTGTTCTATATCGGCCAAGCAGGTGTTGTCGGAGCCTATATGGGTATGACAGCATATATGTCGAAGGGTAAATAATGCTCAAGATATACGCGATTATTGTAGTTGTTGGTTTCGTAGGCAGTTCTGCTTATGGTGCTTACTACTATTACAAAGACAGTCAGCAGCGTATTCAGATACTGACCGAGAACACAGCCAAGCTGGAGACGGCAAAACTTATCCAAGATGATACAATTAACACTTTGATTGAGGACCGAGACCGGTTTGCGGAATTAACCAGCGAGCTACAGACGAACCTCAACAAGGCGAACGTGTATAAGGATGTTTTAATCAGCAAGCTGAGAAAGCATGATTTGGCGGCACTTAGTTTGAAAAAACCGGGTTTGGTAGAGGGTAAGATAAACAATGGCACAGCAAAATTGTTCCGCTCGCTGGAAGTTCTTTCCGGCGCTGTTGCTCCTGCCCCTGCTGCTAAGTAGCTGCACGAGCTTCAAGGACATACTGCCGGTCACAATAAAGACCGTTGAGGTTGAGCGTCAGATACCCACGCAGAACCGACCTCGCCCTATGTCTTTAAACGACATACACTTCTATGTTGTTACCGAGGATACGTTCGAGGAGTTCCGGCAGAGGTTCGTTGCAGAGAACGGAGACTTTTTGTTTTACGCACTAAGCGTGCGAGACTACGAGACGCTAGCTTTGAACATGGTTGAGATTAAGCGGTTCCTAGAACAGCAAAAGCAGATTATAATTTACTATGAAAAAGCCGTGAAGCCGAAAGACAATCAAGAAAAGGGTATGTAGCAAATGGCTAATGAACCGACTTCCTTAATAGATGGAGGAATGCCTTCCGGAGGAATGCCTCTTGGTGGGCTGTCCGATCAAGAGATCGAAGTAGAGGAGATTGAAGATCCTACTGAGATGATTGAAGAAGAAGACGGTTCGGTTGTTTTGAATTTTGGCAATCAGTTTGAATCGATGATGGGGGAAGAACTTCAAACTGATCCCGACGCAAATCTTGCGGAAGTTTTGGACGAACGTGAGTTGATGGATATCAGTTCGGAACTGATGGGTTATTACGAAGACGACAAAGCTGGACGGCAAGAGTGGGAAGACGCTTATACTGAAGGTCTTGATCTGCTTGGTCTTAAATATGAGAACCGAGATCAGCCGTTTAGGGGTTCTAGCGGCGTCACCCACCCCGTTATCGCTGAAGCGGTGACCCAGTTCCAAGCGCAGGCTTACAAGGAGCTCCTTCCAAGTTCTGGACCAGTACGAACCCAGATTATTGGCGCGACGACACCTGAAGTAGAGCAGCAATCTCATCGTGTTCAGGAGTTCATGAACTTTCAGATCACTCACGTTATGGATGAGTACGATCCGGAGATGGATCGCCTTCTGTTTTATCTCCCCTTAGCCGGGAGCGCGTTTAAAAAGGTTTACTTTGACGATATTTTAGATCGAGCGGTTTCTCGTTTCGTTCCGGCAGATGATTTAGTTGTACCGTACAACGCAACGGACCTTTCTTCGGCCTCGCGTGTCACTCATGTCATTCGGATGAA